GGCCTCCATAGGAGTAAGTCCAAAACCTGGACTGTCCTACGTGTCTCTTAAATGAGGATATCTTCAGCTTCGGCTTTGGATACACGGACAGATAGTTTCCCAATGGCATGGTTACATTGAGTAGTATCAGTGAAACTTGTATCTGTGAAACAGGTATGAGGAGTCATAGTGATTACTCAGTCTTATTAGTAAAAGGGATTACTACACCTTAAGAAAGTGTATTAACTGATACGAGATAGGGCTAGGTATAGCTAGATACAACTCGGATTATTCCGAGCTTGATGGCTAGGCACTAGAAGAGCTTAGACGGGCAGCATGTGCTGCAACACTAAACTAGTAATAGAAGTGGAACCAGTACCATGTGGTCTTTCTCGCAAGAGAGGGATCATGCGGAAATTCCCTTACTGGGCCTCTGAATCTGGTAAGAACTTGAAGGACAGATAGACCTCTTCGGATATACTTCGGTATTGAGAACAGTCCCACTGAAATTCTTGGAACCTGCCTCGTTCATGCCTTAAGGTATGGGAGGGTCATGTGATACGTCAACGTTGCTTTTAGCAACCTAGGAACGTTCCCCAACGTTAGCCTTTACCGGCTGCCTGCGGCCCTCTCTCCCTTACGGGGGAGAGTTAGGAAACCGAAGGATACCTAATGGGATAATAATAATCTTATTACTATCACACTAATGAACACTTTCTCAGCTTCAAAGCTAAGAAGTGCCCAAGGTATTTGGCAATCTGCTGTAAAAAGCAGAAAACTTTTATTGGAGTATCTCGTAAGAGCTACTCCTTTAATCGTAGGTGGAAATTCCTTGAGTTGGTTGAAGGCTATTGCCGTTTTTGTAAGGTTGGTAGTTCGAGTACGAAAGCACTCTGGGTCAAGAGGGCTTGCTCTTTATTTGAAGGCTTCGACTCTCATTCTTATGAGAGCCTTGGCCGGAAAGAAATTAGTAAATCCTCGAGATGCTGGATGTGTTGTCTCGGTAACAAACGCGGGCATTCCGCGGTGGATACCGGCACACTTTAGGAAGCGTATTCGGTCCGGTGACACGAAGTGTGTGAGATTTATCCTAAGTCTTTGCACTCTGTATAGAGTCTTAGATTTTAAAGGTAAGTTGAGCATAAGTACTGTTACTGATCCTGGGGTCCCGACTCCTCTTTGGTTCCGTAAGGAGTGGATCCCTTTCATTAGGAAGGTCTTTATTCCATACTT